CAGGGAATCGATTGGCGTAGGGTTAGCGGCCGAGAGGTTTGGAGGGTCATTCTTCCAGAATGGTGCAAGACTAGGCGGGGTCCTGGAGCATCCAGGCAAGATGAGCAAAGAAGCCAGCGACAGGCTCAGAGAATCATGGAGAGCCGCTCATGGTGGAAGCGGTAAGGCAGGATCGACAGCCCTATTAGAAGAGGGTCTCAAATGGAGCCAGCTCTCGATCAGCCAGAACGATGCACAATTCCTAGAGACTCGACGCTTCCAGGTCGAAGAAATCGCCAGGTGGTTCGGGATTCCACAGCACCTTCTTGGCTCGATGGAAGGCGCAACATTTAGCAACATAGAACACCAGCAGATTGAGTTCGTCACGCATACGCTGCGACCTTGGCTCGTCAGATGGGAGCAAGAGATCAGCCGTAAACTATTCATGGATGATCAGTTTTATCCAGAGTTCCAAGTCGATGGTCTACTGCGAGGCGATACCAAAACGAGATACGAATCATATCGAATCGCTCGAGAGGCCGGCTGGATGTCAATCAATGAGATCCGCGCACTGGAGAACAGATCAGGCATCGGTACAGAGGGAGATACATATATTCAACCGCTAAACATGGGAACAGTGGCAGAGGAGGCACCAGCCGAGGACGATCGAAGTTGGGCGCAGCCATTGCTAGAGGATGCACTCATGAGAGGCCGGCGAGTCCAGGAGAACAAAGAACGTACAGCACTCAAAAGAAAAGGCGATCACTACGGTGAGTGGCGGTCCTTATGGCGAGAGCAAGAATTGCCCGGCATAATGATCGAGATACTGGCTCCATCAATTGAGGCGATATGCAGATCAGTATCGATGGACTCAAAAGATACAGACATCACGATCCGGGACACTGTGGACCAATGGATCGAATCCGATAAAGACGATACAACATTCGCTAGACAAACCATAAAGGGGATAAGATGAACGAAAAAAGAGCGATAAACTTCGAGGCGGCAGAGTTCCGATTCACTGATGACGATAAAAAGGTGCTAGAAGGGTACGCAAGTGTATTCAATAGCAAGACAGACCTGGGCAGATTCGATGAAGTGATCGAGCCGGGTGCATTCACCAGAGCATTATCAGAAGGCCAGGACGTTCGGGCATTGATCGACCACGACAGTGGTAGGATCATCGGCAGGACCAAGAACGGTACCCTCGAATTGAGAGAAGATACCAGGGGGTTGCATTCTCGCATCACGTTGCCTGATACTCAGGACGGCCGGGATCTATCGACCCTGATCGAGCGTGGTGATCTCGATGCGATGTCGTTTGGGTTCTCTGTCAAGGGTGATCGCTGGGAGAAGCAAGAAGGCAGGAACACCAGGCACATAACCGACGTAGATCTTATGGACGTGAGTATTGTGGCCTATCCAGCCTACGCCGACACGACCGTCGCACTGCGATCGATGCCAGAAGAACAACAAGGGGACAATCGCCGGCTGCGGTTCGACCTATTATTAAAAGATTTTAGGCGTAATTCTTGGCAATAAATTGCTGAGTTGTACGTTATAAACTAACAGGGGGAAGTCTTGCGACAGTTTACGCCGACGCGACTCTGGAGCTGACAACCTAACAACCTAGACAGATCTACGCCTATGCGATCTCTGCGCGGTTCAGTGCTATCAGTACAGACCCACAGGGGTCGCATTTTTACTACAAAGGGGGAAGCCAAATGGCTGAACAAACACTAACGGAGTTGAAACAACTCCGAGCAAAGGGCATCAAAGAGATGAGAGAAGTTCTCGACATCGCTGATGCAGAAGGCCGCCCATTAAGCGGCGAAGAGAGACAGAAGTACGACAAGATCGATACAGACGTCGAAGCATACACAGAAACAATCGATCGACGAGAGAAGCAAGCACGATCCGAGAATCTTATCTCGGCAGACGCTGGCGAACCTCGAGTATCACGCCAGGCATCAACGCAGGCGGAGAGATTGGACTCAGAAGAGTATCGCAACGCATTCTACAAGTACATCCGATACGGATCCGGCGCTCTAGTCGGTGACGAAGCTCGTGGTCTGTCCATTGGGACTGACTCGGCTGGCGGATATTTAACAGAAACAGTCCTTGATCGTAAACTTGTCGAGACTCTCGACGAGGCGAATATCATGCGGCAATTATGCACAGTTATCAGCACACAGTCAGACCGCACTATCGCGGTAGAATCCGATGCTGCTGCTGCTGTTTGGATGGCGGAAGAGGCCTCATTCACTGAGGACGATGTTGCATTCACTCAGGTTTCATTATCTGCTTACAAACTCGGTTCGATTCAACAACACGCTCTGGTAGCGTAGGATCCATTATGACGCAAGTTATAATTGCAAATCGTGTGAATTGCTGGGAAATCCCTCAGGGACAATCAGCAGCCAAGCCCGAAAGGGAAGGTTCAACGACTATCCGCAAGGAGTACACCTGTAGTCAGGTGGAAGCGCACGACATCCCACAGGGATGATGATATAGTCTGCTCTGCATGGCAACATGCAGCAGCCCACAGGGGCGGGTCAGTATTAACGACATTGACTGAACAAACAGGATGAAAGTATCAGACGAGTTACTTCAAGATAATGTATTCGATCTCACAAGTTACCTTGCCGCAAACTTCGCGCGCCGCATCGGCAACGCAGAAGAGGCTGCATTCGTAAACGGTGACGGATCGTCGAAGCCTACAGGCGTCACATCCGGGGCAACGGCAGCAGTAACAGCAGCCAGCGCGACGGTATTGACCAGCGACGAATTGATCGACCTCTATCACTCATGTGATCGACAGTATCGATCCAAGGCCAGTTGGCTCATGAGAGACAGCACGATCAAAGAGATCCGAAAGCTCAAAGATGGTGACGATCAGTATATATGGCAACCAGGAATGCAAGCTGGAGAGCCGGATCGTCTATTCGGTAAGCCTGTATTCGCTTCGCCAGATATGCCAGAAACTGCAACAGGTGCTATCTCTGTTGTGTTTGGTGATTTTAGTTACTACACAATCGCAGACCGTGGCTCTCGTTCATTGGTTCGATTGAACGAATTGTACAGTGCTAATGGTCAGGTAGGGTTCCGTATTCATGAACGTGTAGACGGCAAGGTTGTCCTCGCTGAGGCTCTACAGAAGATCACAATGGCATAACGTCATTAGATAGATCAGGTCAAAGGACCAACACCAGCCGGGTCCTAGCGGATCCGGCTGGATTTTAGAGGGGGAATTATGAGTCTTACACAATCAGTGGCTCCAAGCGTAGAGCCTGTTACAACAGCAGCCCAAAAGACGTGGATGAGGGTTGACAGTTCAGACGAGGATACGCTGATCGGATCGCTTGCCTCGGCCGCTCGAGCATACATCGAGATGGCTACGAGCCGGCAGTGCATTACAGCAACCTGGGTACTCAAGATAGACAACTTCCCGGCTGGAGATATTGTGCTGCCAATCTTCCCATTACAAACGATCACGTCGATCAAGTACTACGACAATAACGACGTACAGCAAACTTGGACCTCGAGCCTCTACGATGTAGATACAGCGATGGAGCCTGGACGAGTCAGGCCAGCATCGGGAGAAGATTATCCAAGCGACGTACGAGGAGATACCGACGATATCGAGATCACGTTCGTTGCTGGCGATGGCAATGCTGCCAGCGATGTCCCTGATGGAATCAAGGCGGCAATCAATATCCTGGCTGCGAATTGGTTCGAGAATCGAGAATCCAACACGCCTATCGGTTTGACACCTGTACCAATGTCTCTCGAGTCATTGATATGGCAATACAGGAGTGGCGATCTAGTATGAGAGCCGGCGCATTACGTCATCGGGTGGCCTTGCAGTCGGTAGGTACAACCTACGACGATTATGGCGATCTGTCTGATAGTTGGTCCACGGCTGCAAGTGTTTGGGCTTCAATCGATCCCGTCAGTGGCACAGAGAAAGACATCTCTGGCGAATTGTCCGGCGTAGTCACGCACAAGATCAAGATCAGATACAGAGCCAGCGTCAGCCCACAGAATAGGATCACGTTCGATAGCCGCACCTTCCAGGTCGAATCCGTTAGGAATTGGCAGGAGCGAGATATCTATCTCGAGTTACTTTGCAAAGAGGTGACTACATGAGGCGATCATTCACGTCGAGCGGCGTAAACATTACAGGTGATAAAAAGTTGGACAAACAACTCAAGCACCTGGAGACAAAGATGCAGCGCAACATTGTTCGCAAGGCGATGCGGCGATTCACTGCAAAGATCAAAAAAGAGGCTAAAAAACTAGCCCCCAAAAAGACCGGCCGACTGAGGAAGTCAATAGTAAACAAGGTATCACTCAGAGCAAATGGCAAACTCAACGGTACTGTGTTTATCTCATCGGAGAAGCATGGCGTCCACTATGGCCACTTCGTCGAATGGGGTAGAGATTGGCCGCCAATGTCAGGCAATCGATTCATGACGCGCGCCTTTGAGAAGTACAACTCTAAGCAACTATACGCCAATGAGGTACAAGATACCCTAGACGAATACCTCACAAAGATGGTAGGCAAACACAGATGAGCCTAGAGAAAGCAGTTAGAGCCGTACTCACAGCAGACGCAACCGTCAGCGGTTTGGTCGCTTCGAGGGTGTATCCAATGCGTAGGCCGCAAGGATCCGCACTGCCGGCCATTGTCTATCAGAATGTATTCACTGAGCAGAATCAGGCAGTGGCTACACAGTCAGGGATTCGACGCACCAGGCTATCGGTGGACTGTATCAGCAGTACATACTCCGGTGTTAAAACATTACGAGATGCCGTCGAATCGGCACTCGTTAATCATTCCGGCACAGGTTCGGGAGAAACAATTCACGACCTACGGCTAGAGTCAGCTGTGGATTTAGATCAGGAAAACATACCAGCGAGTCAGTTCGGAGCGTTCCGGGTTGTTATGGATTTTATTGCTTGGCATGAATAGAAAGAAGGGGGCAGCCTAATGGCTATCACAGGACAAGGGACAACATTGGACCACGGCGGACTAATCGCGGATGTTGTGAGCATATCAACTCCATCGGTATCGGTGGCCACGTTAGATACGACGAATATCACATCGATCCATCGCACATTTATCGCAGGCACTATTGACAGTGGTGAGATGACAGTCGAGATCATGTACGATCCAAACTCCGACGCAGATATTGAGACATCGTGGGACAGCAATGCAACGGCTGCGCCTGTTGCTGCGACTACAACGATCACATTTGCAGACAGTGGGAATAGTACGTTTATTTTTCAAGCGATTTTGACAGGCTTCGAGGCCAACGTCGCAATCGATGAGAAGGTGACAGCAACTCTCACATTTAAGGTGACAGGCTCTATAGCCCTCGCTACATAATGCTAACGCGTGATTCTATACTTCAAGCGGATGATCTGCCCAAAGAATCGGTGGACGTTCCTGAGTGGGGCGGCCAGGTTTGGGTCAGGACCCTATCTGGGACTGAGCGTGACGCATTTGAGCAGTCGATGGTTAACAAGAAGAACAAGCCAAACATGGACAACGTCCGGGCTAGGTTCGCAGTCTTGACTATCTGCGACGAGGCTGGTGATCGACTATT